CAGGATACCAAATCCCACCAGCATCACCACCTGTTCCTCAATTAGATGTTACTCCTATTCTAATGAACGAACAACAATTAACAATATCAACATTAGCTAGTATAGATGGGTTATCAATTGATGAAGCAACCGCATTGGCATTTGATACTGATTTAACATTAGACCCACCATCGTTATCTTTGGGAGAAGCTGATTTGTTATTTGAACAATCATTAGACCTAACTCCAATACCAGACCCAACTCCTGAAGAATTAAATGAAGAAAGAAGAAATTTGGGTGATGATAATGGTGAATCGAATAGTGAAGAAACTCCGGAACAAGTTCCTAATTATAAATCAAATATAAAAGTTCCTGATGATATTATACTTGCTATGAGAAGATGGGGTGTTGGTAAGGATACCCCATTAGAAAGGGCACACTTTTTAGCACAATGTTCACATGAAAGTGGTGGATTCAAAGCAAAGGTTGAGAACTTAAACTATGGTTATACGGGTTTATTGGGTGTATTTTCAAAATATTTTAAAACAGAAGAGAAGGCAAAAGAATATGAAAGAAACCCCAAAAAGATTGCAAGTTATGTATATGGAAACAGAATGGGTAATGGAGATGAAGTAAGTGAAGAAGGCTGGGCATATAGAGGTAGAGGATATATACAACTAACTGGAAAATCAAATTATACTTCTGCTGAAAAGGTGATAAAAGACGGTATTGTTAAAGACCCTGATAAAGTTGAAAGTAAATATCCGGGAGATTCTGCTTGTTTCTTTTGGACAGCAAACTACTTAAAAAATAAGATTTCAACTGATAATGATTTAACCATAGAAAAAATTACAAAAGCAATAAATGGTGGACGAAACGGAATAGAGGATAGAAAGAAAAAGTTTTTAGTTTATTGGGCAGAACTACAAAAAGACCCTACACTTTGGAGTTAAATCTTAAAAATAAACCTTTTAAATATTTATACACAAACGAAAGAATTTAATTATGAATACGGACAAGTTAATAAAGGCAATTCAGATACTTGTAAAAGAGGAAATTAAATCCGTTCTTCCTACATTAGTTAAGGAAGCTGTAAAAGCTGAAACTGCCAAATTACTAAAAGAAAACAAAGAATTGAAAAAACAATTGGTTTCTCAGAGACAACCAGCTACTCCTACATTTATGGATATTGATGTTAATGAGGGTGTACAAAAACCAAAGCAATATACTAAGAACGCTGTATTGAATGATATTTTAAATCAGACAACTCCATTATCTAAAACTTCAATGAACGAAAGTGTATTGGATAGAACAATGACTTTCACAACTCAGAATGTTCCTATGGGTGGTGGTATGGCTCCTGATTTAAGAGCACAAATGGCAGCTCAAATGGGTTATGGTGATTTTGGTAGAGGACCTCAACCAACTGGATTGGGAGTTCAAACTGGAAACGAATCATTGGATAAAGCACTAAACAGAGATTATTCTGAGTTAGTAAAACGATTTAAAAAATAATGGCTGTAGTACTTGGTCAAAAGAAAGTAATTGATACTAAAGAGTATGAAGAGTATGCGATAGGAGTAACCCTACCATTGCAGATTGGAAACACTGCGTTTAATCAATCCTTCAAAACAGCTGACCAGGTAAAAACAAATATAAAAAGTTTGTTACTTACTAAGAGATATGAAAGAGTAATGCAACCATTATTAGGAAGTGGATTACAAGAGTTGTTGTTTGAATTTAATGATAATGAATTAGCCGATAAAATAGAAACAACTATAAACGATTCACTACAACAATGGTTACCATATGTTTCGGTTGAAAAAATTGAAATAGAACAAACTAATGATAATAAAGATAGAAATATAGTTTATGTGTCAATAAGTTTTAGAATAGGAGATACAATAAATTTAGAAAACCTGTCTTTTACAGTAACTCAATAAGATGGCAATACAAACTACAAATAGGAATTTTAAAAATAAGGGTAAAGATATTAAATACCTCAATAAAGATTTTGCATCTTTTAGAGAAAATTTGATTAACTTTACTAAAACTTATTTTCCTAAAACATATTCAGATTTTAACGAAACATCTCCTGGTATGATGTTTATAGAACTATCATCTTATATTGGTGATGTTCTATCTTATTATATTGATGATACTTTAAAAGAATCTTTGTTACCATACGCTGAAGATAGAAGAAGTGTAATGGCTCTGGCTCAGAGTTTTGGATATAAACCTAAATTATCAACACCAGCAACTACAATATTATCTGTGTATCAATTAGTACCATCAATTGGTAGTGGTGGTAGTAATAGACCCGATGAAAAATTTTATTTAAGAATGAAATCGGGTATGAAAGTAAAATCAGCAGATATAAATGTTGAATTTAGAACAACAGATATGGTTGATTTTGCTGATGAAACAAATAGAGAAATTACTGTATATCAAAGAAGTTCAACTAGTGGAGAAGTTTCTTTCTATTTAGTTAAAAAAACAGTAACAGCTATTGCAGCAACCGAAGTAACTAATACATTTACTTTTGGTGATTATGAACCATTTAGAACAATTGAACTAAATGAAGATAATGTAATCGAAATATATGATGTAAGAGATGATAATGGAAACAAATATTACGAAGTTCCTTATTTGGGACAGGAGATGGTATTTGTTGATTATCCAAATACTGAAGCAAATGACCCAGAATTATATCAATTTAAATCATCAGTTCCTTATCTTTTAAAAACTATAAAAACTGCAAGAAGGTTTATAACTAAAATTGATGAAAGTGGTAGAACTATAATTCAATTCGGAGCTGGTGACCCATCCGCATCTGATGAACTTCTTATACCAAATTTAAAAAATGTTGGACTTGGACTTCCAAACTCAATTAATAGATTGGAAGAATCATTTGACCCAACAAACTTCTTAAAAACAAAAACCTATGGAACATCCCCATCAAACACATCAATTACAATAAAGTATTTTGTTGGTGGTGGTGTAAATACAAATGTTCCAAAAAATCAATTAACACAAATTGTGGGTGTTGAATATGATGAGGATTTGAGTACATTCACAGCAGCTCAAAGACAAGCTTATGCAGCTGTTAAAAATTCAGTAGCGGTTGATAACGAAATTCCAGCTATTGGTGGTAGGGGTGCTGAATCCGTAGAAGAAATCAGACAAAATGCTTTAGCAAATTTTGGTTCTCAAAATAGAGCGGTAACTGCAAAGGATTATCAAGTAAGAGTATTATCAATGCCAGCAAAATATGGTGGTGTAGCAAAAGCATACGCTACGGCTGATGGTAGTTTGGATAACAACTCACCATCATCAATTCTTGCTTCACCACAAGCGTTGCAAGAGTTTACTGATTTGGTAATGAGTTTTGTTGAGAAGCCAGATTCGGAAGAACCTGATAGAAGAAGTGTTCAGCAAGATATTCAAAAATTCTTAACTGGAAAAACTTCTAATGAGAATGAAAAAAATAATCCATTCGCTATTAATCTTTATTTGTTGGGATTGGATTCTACTGGTAAATTAACAAATCTTAATAGAGCTGTTAAAGAAAACTTAAAAACATATTTAAACGAATATAGAATTCTTACGGATGGTATTAATATTACCGATGGATTTATTATAAACATCGGGTTGGAGTTTGAAATAGTTTGTTTTCAAAACTATAATAAATCAGAAATTGTAGCTAAGTGTATTTCCGAATTAAAAGAATATTTCAATACGGATAATTGGACATTTAATCAAACTATTAATTTAAGTGAAGTTGAATTACTTATAGCAAATGTGGAAGGTGTTAGTTCAGTTCCAATGTTAAAGATTGTAAATAAATGTGGTGGTAGATATTCTCATAATTCATACAATATAGAAACCGCTACTAAAGATAAGATTGTATATCCATCTTTAGACCCATCGGTTTTTGAAATTAAGTTTCCAGATTCAGACATTAAAGGGAGGGCGAGATAATGGCATACTATTTTATGACAGCATCAAAAGATGCATCGGTTTACCTACAACAGCCCAACCAAAATACTGGGCTTGATGAGATATTAGAGGTAAGTAAAGTTTATTATGGTAACATCAAAGATATAGGTAGAGCACTACTTAAATTTGAGGTTGGATACCTATCATCATCTTTAGCTGATACATCTATCTCAATGTCCGAAGCAACTTTGATTCTAAGAGAAACTGAAAGTGATGAGATTCCTTTGGAATATACAATCTATGCTAACGCTATATCTGGAGCATGGGAAATGGGTAAAGGTACTCGTTTTGATAACATAGAAACCGCTGGTGTAACTTGGAATTATAGAGAAGGTGATACAAATTTAGAGTGGGTAGAAAATTCATTAAACGAAGGAACAACTGCTAATCCAAACAGTGGTGTTGGTGGAACTTGGTGGATAAACGCTATAACTTCACAATCATTTGATTACAATACAGCCGATATTACAATGGATGTATCGGATTTGTTAAGAGTATGGATGAGTGGTTCTATTCCAAATGATGGAATGATTTTAAGATTTGGTGCTTCTCAAGAAAATGATACCGAAGATTACGGACAATTAAAATTCTTCTCAAAAGAAACCAACACAATTTACCAACCTAAGATTAGAATTGGTTGGGATGATTCAACTTTCAGTACTGGTTCATTATTACCATTGACAACCGAAGATTTGAAAGTAAATGTTAAGAACTTCAAAAAACAACATAAAGTAGGAACTACTCCTAAGATAAAAGTGGTGGGTAGAGAATTATATCCAATTAAAACATTCTCAAATACATTTGCATATAACGATGTAAAGTATCTACCCGAAACAACTTATTATCAAATAAAAGATTTTACATCCGAAGATATAATTGTTCCATTCTCGGAATTTACAAAAGTAAGTTGTGATGGAAATGGAAACTACTTTAATTTAAATCTCTCAAACTGGGAAGCTGGTAGAGTTTATAAATTAGAGTTTAAAGTTGATATGGATGGTAGTGAACTATTTTTTGATGAAGATATAACATTTACAATTGTAAGCAAATAATATGGCTAACACCGGATTAAAAAACGAAGCACTTATTAGTGAACTTATAAACAATGGCTCAAATGCGATTACTACGAAAAATGAGCAGGGTATTTATATGTTCTCTGGCTCTATTGATGATGATGGTGTTGTTGGTGGTAAATTAACCAAACCCAAATATAATCAAGATGAACTAAAGCGCTCCGTAGATACTGTAATTGTTGAATTACTACCTGTTGATATTCCACAAGGACCTGAGATGGTTCTAAAAGTAATTTATGATGCAGCTCTTGCTGAAATTGCTTTAAGAGATGAAACTATCAAAGCTCAATCAACTGTAATATTGGATTTAAGAAGTAAGGTTAGTGAATTAGAAATTGTATCACAAAGTTTAAGAGTTGAATTGGATGCTAAAGAATTATCATTAGCCGTATCACAAAACGAAACACAAATTTCCACAAACAGAGTGGGTGCTGTTAGTGAAGATTTATCAAACGCTATTCAAAAAGCAACTGCCGAATCTATTCAAAGAATTTCATTGTTTGCTAGAAACCAAAACTTAGAGGAGGAACTTAAATCTCTAAGAGAACAATTATATGGTAAGCAAGCTGAAATAGCAGAGGGTGCTAAAGTTGGAGAAAACTTCTCAGCTAAAATACTTACTAAAAATGATACAGCATTTGAAGGATTGTATTATAGACAAAGAGCTAACAAAAGTGTTAAGGAATGGGAGAATGGACCTGAAATTGAAATTACAAACTTTACTGATGATGAAACAATTACAGTTTCATTTGAATTAAAGGATACTTCAATGATTAATAAACCATCAAATGTTACATTACAACCAAAAGAAAGCAAGAAAATTACTCTTACTCTAAATCAAGGTTGGGTGGATGACAAAAAACCAAAAAATTCGATTGGTACTACTGGTGATAGAGAATATGTTGGTTCACTACTTATTAAAGAATCAAAAGGTTCTACAGTTGATTTCCCAGTTAAATTAAGAAAATTCAGAGGAAGTAAATAATGGCAATAAAAACAATAAAAGAAATTATAGATAGCAGGGGATATGTTATCAATTCAAAAGATAGAGCAATCTTTGAGACAGGAGATTTGCGTTCATTTTTTGGATTGAGTAATAACGATGCTATTGAATTTATTGTTTATGATTCTACTGATAATCAATTACCACAAGGAGATGATGGTAAGTTAGTTAGATACATTCCCCTTACAAATCAAAACATATCGGATTATATTTTAATACCTGAGGGTACTCTTTTACAAAAATATAGTATGCCAAATGAATACTTTATTGATGTTGAAAGATTATTAAATGAAGCTGGATATGGAAATGGTATATTCAAAACTCAAATAACTCTTATCAATAAAAGAGCTGGTAGTGAAATGAAAGATGATAAATTATACATCAATGAAATTTCACCATCAAGAACTGAAGTAAGATTATTTCCAGTAATGAGGTCTAACTCAGATGCTGTAAAATTTAATTTACAAGAGAGGTTTAATATATTTTTAAAAGATGGTACATTTAGAGATGATGTAGTAGCTAGAGCATTAGAATATGTAGAACAAATACAACCAAACCAAATATCAACATTGATAATTTCAAAATATGGAGAGGGTTGGTTAAACGCTTTTAAATCCGAATATAAAGTTACTGATTTTGAATCATTAATGTCTAAAGTTCATAGTACATTTATCAAAAGTTGTATTTATGAATTTACTGATAAAATATCAGATGTAACTGATGTAAACTATGGTAAATCAAAGGGGATACAACAACCCCTATCACTAAATCCAGCTGATATTAAAAAAAGAATAAATGAATTGTTAATTCAATCTTTAAACAAATATATTGCAATACCTAGCGTTAGAAAAACTACCGCTGAAAATCGTGTGTTGGAGAGTAAAGATGATATACAAAGAGTACTTCAAAGAAAAGAATCAGATTTGTTAATAGATACTACACCTCCTGTAAAAACTGTTGTTGAGAAAAGCAAAGAACCTGTTGAAGAAAAGGCGGTTGTTTATGAGAAAAAGGCAGAAAAACAAAAACCACCTGTTGGGGAAGAGCAACCAAAGCAATCAATTCCAACAAGTAGTAATGATGAAAATAAAACAACACCAACTGCACCAGTTCAGTCTGGCGGAAAAACTACCACTACAACAAAAACACCAGTTGACATGGTGCCACGTGAGTTTTTTAATCCAAGTTTAGCATACGAAGAAAAAGATAGAACAGCAGAAAAATGAAACTACGAAAAATAGATAAAGAACAGCTTAGTAATTATTCATCAGAAAATAAAGAACTGATGGATGGTTCTACTATTAGCAGTTTAGAGAAATCTAATACTGAGTTATCTGGTGGTGCGTATGCTGATTCTGCTCCTGCTGATTTTCAAATAAAGATAGTGAATCCAGATGGTAATGATAAGAAAGGTAAATTCGGTGCACCTACTTCTCTTGCAACTGTTGGTGCTGTAATTTTTAATCCTATTGATAGTACACCAATTCCAATCATAAAAGAACCATTGGCAAATGGTACTATAAATTCTGACTTACAATATATCTTTACAATAACATCAAATGTAAAAGGTGCTACTCTTGTTGTTGATGGTGAAAATACATTTAAAACAACACCAAATGTATTAAAGTTATCTTTATCGGATATCGCTAAGAATAATGTAAAAACAATTGAACTTCAAAAGCAAGGTTATCAGACAAAAGAGATATATGAAATTGGAGTAACTTCAAATCCTAATTTTAGTGATACTCAATTTAGAGCAATTAGTGATTTATCCAATAGAGATTTTACATTTGATAGATTTGGTAATCAGATTAATATTGATGCTAGTAGTAAATTACAATTAACAAACACTCCACCATTTGTACCTGTAATAACATATTACAAAGAAAAGGGTGGAAGTGGTGAAGTATTAAGATTTAGTAATGAAACCGATACCACATTAGAGTTTAAAGATTTAACCCTAACAAAAGGTAATACAGATGAACAACCGGATGAGAGTACATCTTTAACAACATTAGGTATTCAGGTAGATGGGGTAGACGGGTCTGTTTCTATGATTCAAAATGATAGTGAAAGTACACCATTAAAAAATGGTATAAATAAATTTTCATTACCAATTGGAACATCTATTAAAATATTATCTACCAATTTACAAAATTATAGAATAACAAAAATAACTCCAGCAATTGGAATATCTGCTACCAACCGTAGAACTCAAAGTGAGTTTAATGAAATTATTGCTGGTAGTGAAACTGAAAGCGCTTCTATAAAATTTACTTTAAGTGATTCATTTGCATTTTCAGTAAAATCCGTAGAGATACCAAAAAATACATCGGTTACTCCAACTATATCATTTATTAATGAATCGGCATTAAGTCCTTACAATATAAATGAGAAAAGTGATTTCCCAATTGGTATTAACACCACTGGTATAGATAAAGCCAGAGTTTCTGTAGAAGGTAAGATTTATGATTTTAATAAATTAAATAGTTCAGATAAAAATCATATTTTAACATTACCATCAAATGTATTTGGTAAAATTGGTAGATACAAATTAATAATTGTTGGTACTTTAAAGGGAATAGATACCCAACCATTGGAATCTATAATTAATGTTACCAATGATGTATATGTACAAACTCCAGATATAATCAACATCAAATACCCTGAAATTGTAAGGGGTGCTGATTATGTTGGAACTAATGTTGACTTTTTGGTAAATTGGGATTCTGTAAATACTGATTATGTTATTTTTGGAAAAGTTGGAACTGATTTAGCTAGTAAAGTTCCTGCTAGGGGTCAATTAAAATTAAATGTTGCCAAATTATTGGCATTGGGTAATACTGAAGTTTCTCAAAACGATTCTTTAGTATCTCTAACATTGACTTTAACTCCATATAATGATAGTGGTAATGAAAAGGTAGCAGGTAAAACCGAAATATTTAGTGTACAATTTGATAAGAGTAATTTACAAATACCAAGAGATTCTGTTTTAAATAGATTAGCAGATGCATTCTTATCTCAGTTAAATGATGATACACTAAATGTAGATTCATCGAAATACTTAACTCACTTATTACATTTCAACGAAGGTGATAATAAAGTAATTACAACTTGGACTGGAAGTGAGGGTTCTCTTATTTTAAAACTATACGAACCACTACCAACTTCTATTCAGCCGAATGACCAAGTTTGGATTTCTAAATTACAATCAAATCCAATAGTTGAAACTGTTAATATAGTTAGTGAACCAACTGATTATTGTCCACCATTAAAAGGACCTAACTTTTCACTACAACCTGATAACGGAATTGGATATAAAGTTTTTGATGATTTAACGGCGAGTGGCTCATATACATCTACTCAATTAACAAACAAATATTTGTTAGAGCAGGGTATTGATACCTCACAACTTAATATTCAATATGTAAGTGGTTCTGAGTACATCTTTGAAAACTTTGCAAACTTTGGTTCTATCGAAGAACGAGTAAACAACTTTTATTATAAAATAGAATTATTACAAAATTATCAAAATAGATATAGGTTATTGACAGACCCATCTGCGTTTGGTAGTGATTTGTTGGCTGAAGCTGATACCGAACATGAAACTTATTTAACATTAGATGGATATCAGATATTAACTGAAGATGGTATTTTTGATGTTCAATGGGAACAATATGTTTATAAAACTCCAAATGAGGCTATTGAAGCTGAAAGAGTATTAAATTCTATAAGAGAAATACTAAATGGTTGGGATGGGTTTGAAACTTGGTTATACAAATCAGTAAATGATTTAGCATATCCAAAAATAGAAACCATTGCTCCAAACGGATTGGTTACCTACATTATTAGAGATTCTAAGGATACTGAATCAGTTGCTTGGTATGAATCTTTGGTAAACTTAGCAGTACAATATGATAAAACAAATCCAAACTATTTAGTAAATAACATACCTGAATTTATAAGAGAAGATTATAATAACCAAGACTTTATTACATTCTTGGATATGGTTGGTAATCACTTTGATATTGTATGGTCTTATATCAACGGATTGAAGAAAACAAAAATTGTTGATGAAAGAAGTGATGTTGGTGTATCTGATAAATTGGTTTGGTATTTATTGGAATCTTTTGGATGGGAAGGTAGAAGAGCTTACGATTCTCCATTCCTTTGGGAATATGCGTTTGGAACTGATAAAGATGGATTCCAAAAATATAGAATTCCATTAGAGCAGGCAAACAATGAAGTTTGGAGAAGAATTGCAAATAACATTCCTTACTTATTAAAACATAAAGGAACTGCTAGAGCAATGAAAGCAGCTTTGGCTTGTTATGGTGTACCATCATCATTATTAACAATAATGGAGTTTGGTGGACCTACTGACCCAACGGCAGGAGGTTCTCAGAAATTTACATTTGATGATAGAACAGCAGCTATTCGTTTAGAAGAAACTTCTAAAGTAATTGTTCCTTGGAAAGGAATAGCTGGGGAGTATCCAACAACAATAGAATTTGCATTTAAACCAGATTCATTACCAAATACATCCTACACTCTTATTAATGCAGAGGAATGGAAGTTGGAGTTGATTCAAACAACTGGTTCATTTGGTAAACTACAATTAAACTATGGTGGT